GTGCAGCCTGATGTTGATGACAAGGGCGCCTGGGTGGAGTCGCGGTGGATGGACGAGCCCCGGATGCTCGTGACGCAAGTCCAGCCCTTTGTTCTCGTCCAGCCAGACGAGAAACCGGGGCCGGACACGCCCGCCCCACGGCGGTGAGCGAGAAGGAGACGCTGGCAATGAGTGCACTCGTCTGGCTGACGCCGAAACAGGCTGATCCAGGATCCACCGAGCAGATGTGTGGGTGTTGTTACGATCATGATGCCAATCGCGTTGGGCTCTGTCCGTCCCATGCGGCGCCGCATGGGCATGGCGTATGCCATGTCTGCGAGGGGCCGATGTTCGTGGGCCTGCATGGCACGTCGTACTGTCCACTGTGTCTCATCCTGGAACAGGACGCTGCGCGGACGCACTACAAGCGCGAGAGTGAAACGGGTGGGGCGATGCTCGCTGCCATTGTGACAGGACTCGGCCTTGATCACGTGACCACGACGCGGGACGGGACGTGTGTGCAGGATGTGCTGGGTGTCGTCACGGCGTTGAAGGCCGAGGTGACGCAGCTCCGGCACTGGGTGGATGACCTGCAGGCCGGCATGTACATCAATTGCGTCTATTGTGGGCACCGCTATGGGCCAGACAACGAAGTGCCGGCGACGATGGCGCAGACCCTGAAAGATCATATCGAACAGTGCCCATCCCATCCAATGAGTGCGTTGAAAATGATGTCAGCACGGGCGATGGAGATTGTTGCCGCGGCCCGTATGTTCGTGGCGCACGAACGGGTGGATCGGCACAGTGCCCGAGGGCTCCGAGTGATACTTGATGTCGGGCAAATGTTCGATGATGCTCTTGCGCAGGCACGGGCAGCGCGGATCACACTCGAAGACCTTGTTGATGCCCTGCCTGAGTGAGCCTTCAGGGCTCGTTATTTTCTTCTGGACACCCTCCAGCCAGGTGGATTAGAGTGCAGGACCAAGAGTTATGCGCACCCAGGCGGCTCGCACGGCGACGACACGACAGCGCAGTCAACAGACTGCCCGCCGTCGGCCGGCACCTCCCGCCGTAGCGCCGCTGACGATGCCAGACGCGGGGGCGGCGCTGGCACGGCTCGGGATGCTTCCCCCGGGGCAACCGCATCACAAGCGACCGATGGTGACGCTCCCCATTCCCCTACCAGTGAAACTCCCCCCACACCCGAGCAAAGATCCACGGGCAGGGAATAATCTCAAGCTGACCAATGCGATTGCCGAGAAGGTCCTTGCCGCCAAGCGTGGCGGGGCGTCTGACCTGGCGGCCGCGGCGTGGGCCGGGGTTGCTGATGTGAGCATCAGTCGCTGGCGGCATCACCCCGGTGAACCGTACGAAACGTTCCGCGTCCTCCTGGCCGAGGCGGAGACGTACCCGAAGATGTTTCTGCTTGACGCCATCATGGCGAATGCGTACAGTGATCCGAAGATCGCCCTTGAACTCCTGGCCAGGCTCGAGCCTGAGACGTACGGGAAGATCGTCGTGATTGAAGACCGAACGAATCCGCTGGGCAATCTCATCCCGCCCCTGAACGGCGTGGCCGGCGTGTTCAGCGCGGATCTTGGGGGCATGCTCGAACGCATCCTGGCCAGGCGCCTGGCTCAGGAGCAGGACGCCACCCCTGTGGAGACTCAGGGCGGGGGGCCAGGGGCTCCCAGAATGGCAGCCAGCCCTGTCCTGGGGGCAGCTCTCCCGGCACGCCCGAGGGATCCACGGCCCCCAAAGGCACTTCCACAGGCTGGGCAGACTGGAGGGAAACGATGAGAACATCCGAGAAAATAGCACAGGTCATTCAACGCCGCCTTGTTGAAGGACGCCATGTCAGCGAGGGTGGGCCTGGCTCTGGACCTCAGCCGGGCAGAGGTGGGAAAGGTGGTCTCGGCGGGAGTGCTGATGTCAAGGCTGGTGATTTGGAACGGTGGAAAAGTAAGAATCGAGCTGCCAAAGTGAAGGTGAAGCAGGAGATCAATCAACTCAAGAAGACTGGTGGATCACAGGGGCAGCTCAATCGGGCCCAAGATCGTCTTCAACAGCTCCCGACAGATCGCATGCTCAAGTAAAGGAAGACGAGATGAAAACGAGTGAGGCCCTAACATGGGTGATCAAGCGTCGCCTCGTTGAAGGTCGACACGTTACAGGGGTCGAAGGGGGGCCAGGCTCTGGGCCCCGGAAGGGTGGCGGGAAAGGGCCTGATGGCGGCGATGCCGGTGGTGATCCGAATACCCCCACAGCGGCAAGTCGGCAAATGGTCTCACATCTTCGCGCTGCCGGCTATCGGTCGGCCGGGTCGTTCTCTGGTGGACAGGAGTATTACGGGGGACGCGCCCAGAGTGGGAAGGCGCCGAATCATAGCATCGTCATTGACCATGGGAACAATGCCTGGACGGTCGTTGACCGCTCTGGCGGACGGTCTGATGAAGTCGCCACTGGGTCAGGGGTTAACTCCTTGAAGTCCACGCTGAAGCAGTACAAGAAGGGTATTCTCTAAGCGAGGAGGACGCGAAGGATGGCAATCAATCCGCAGGCACCGCAGTGTTCAGGCCGTACGCACGTCTGGTGGTGGGGTGGCGGTGGGGTTCAGCCCGGACAGGCAGGGACGGCGACGACACCGCCCCCGGAGACGCGCTGCTGCTGCGGGGCGACGACCTGGGCGCAGGCGACGGCACCCTAAGATGATTGATGGGTCGTTGCAGGTCGCCCTGTTCTGCGATCAACCGGGATGTCAGGTCCGCCACGAGATCACCGTGACCATCGAGCGCCTGAGTGGCCTGACGCTCCCCTTCCCCCCGGGGTGGAGCAATGTCTTCGGCCGGCACTACTGCCCCGCGCACGTGGTCATTGTCTACGGGACCGAGGTGGTAGTCAAGAACATTCCGTCGGGGCAACACTGGGACGGGATGCCGGACATCCTTCAGCGAGGGCTGTGATGGCGACACGGTGGGGGCGGTTCATGCGGGGGTTCTCGTCGCCCCCATCGGCAGCTCAGCAGATCCTTGAGGGGATGAGCTTCAGCAATCTCGTCGACGCCGGGCCGCTTCGTCCAGAGCCACTGGATGCTGCGATCAGACAGCTTGAAGCCGAGGCATTTGATGCCCATGTCGCCCGTATGTTCGCTGACACGAACACTGCACTTGTCGAGAAGACCGCCGCGCTTGCCGCTGCGACACACAACATGCTCCACTGGCAGGCTGAAGCCGAGCGCCTGAACACTGTCGTGCATGCCCAGCGGACGGAGCTGGAACGCATGCGGCGGATCAGCCTGGCGGATGTCGTCCAGCACTGTTCTGCCCTGCTCACGTCCTGTCTCATGTTCCTCAGTGCGACAAGTCAGTTTGCGCCCCGTCGTCGCCAACACCTTATCGAGGAGATCACACGTGCGCAGACTGTCGCTGATGGGCGACTTAAACAATGGCGCGGGGAGTTGTGATAATGACTGATAACGAAATCCCCTCCGATGATCGCCCAGTTGGCACGCCACTCCCAGGTGAGCCGAGTGCCCCACCTGCGTCGTCGCCGACCTGCCCGCGGTGTGCACGTCCATGGTCCCTGTGCAACTGTGCCGACCGAGCGGCGCTGATGGCAGACCTGGGGGTGCCGCCAGGTGTGAACCCAACGGCCTGTTCGTGTGGGGCGGTGGCGCTCATCCGCGAAGACGCCGAGAGCTGGCGGCGCGAAGCGGCCCGGTATCGTGGCGACGCGGCGGTGAGCATCTATCTCCAGACGCACGGGGAGTATCTCAGCCAGCTCGCCGCGCGCATCGAGATCCGGCAGCGGCTCTTGCAGGGTGCGCAAGCGTTCAGCGGTCCGCTGACAGACGATACAGATGACCAGGAGGACGAGCTATGACCGTGAATGGCCGCACGCTCTCGACAGGACGAGTGATTCGCTCGGTGACGGCGGATGTGACGTTCTGGGCGCGGTCAACAGAATGTGCAGGCCCAGCCCAGGCGACTGTCGCGGAGATTGATGAAGTGCTCGTCCTCCTGCGCGAAGAGATGCTCACACGGCTCCAGGCTGATGGCACGTTCGCGACGACGATCCTCCCGGCAGCTGACCGCATTCAGCCAGGGGTGAAGCTGCTGCACAAGTTGACGCAGCAGCCGCTCATCGTCCTCGAGCTGGAAGGGGACGGCGCTGGGCCCTGGTTCACCGCCCGTGCCCTGGACATGCAGACGTTCCGCTGCCGCCGCGAAGAGGTGGAGATCGACGTCCGTCCCGGTCCCTCCAGGCCCGGTGGGCAGTACCTCTAGGAAAGAGATGAGGAGACATGAAACAACCTAGATCCGATGACAACAACGACACGCTCCCACCGCTGGGGCCAGTGGGGTGGCGCAATGGCCGATACTTCCACTGGTCGAAGCGGGTTGTCATCGGCCTAGCGGCCCTGACGCTCCTCTTTGGCGGTGGGGCGATGGGGGCCAAGGTCGCCGTTGATATCATGCAAGTGCAGGCTGTGGGGGAGCTGAAGCAAATAGTTGTTGGGGCCCGCGCGGCGGCAGAGAAGGAACATACCGGGCTCACGCGGGTGATAGGAGAAATGGTCCGGCAGCAGCGGATCGCCAACTTCATCATGTCGCGGGGCTGTAAAGACTGCCCCCGCTTGCGGGAGCCGATCGAGATGCGCGAGGAGCTGGAGTCCGCGGAGCTGAAAGAATCACTCAGTACGGCCCCCCAGCGGAAGCCGTATCTCTACGAGCGGCGCGAGCAGGAGCGGCGATGACAACGGTGACGCTTGTTGTCCTTGGCAGCGGGCGGTGATGGCTAAGGACATGCGCGGGCTGTGGGCAGGGCTGTACCCACCTGGTGTGAGTTCGCTGTTGCCGCCTGATGTTGATAGCACAACCTATCAACTAGCCGCTGCATGGCTTGATGTTGACGATTGGTCTGTCGAAGACTGGGGTGGTGGTGCAGGGTGGGCTGGGCAATTCTTCACGCATGCCCGCTATCAGGTCGTTGATGGCAGTATTGGCGTCATGCGTGATCTACAGGCATATCGTAGTGACGTGGATGGGATCCTTCTACGTCATGTGCTAGAGCACAATCATAACTGGCAGGGCATCCTTGCCAATGCACTGGCAAGTATACGCCATCGACTTGTTCTGGTGATTTTCACACCGTGGAGCAGTGGGCCAACGTGTCAGATCGCGACGAACTGGGCCGGGATTCCCGATCTGAGTTTCAATAAGGATGAGTTGCTTGCGCACTGTCATGAGCTGTTTGTGAAGGAGGAGAGTCTACCAACCAGGACGCAGTATCACACCGAGACGGTGCTCTATTTTGAGTGCCGTGCGATGATGGGATGAGCACCCTGACGCTTGTCGTGCTCGGGCGTTCCCGGGATGAGTGTTGCGTCGCGGGGCGGGGGATTGATCCATCCATGGCTGATGAGCTGATCTTTGTTGCGAATCTCAGTGCCCAGTGGGGTGGCCTGGGGCGGATTGGCAATCACTATCTCGCCGCGGCGCAGGGTGATGTCCTTGGACTGGTGCACGCTGATCTCATGCTCTCCGGAACTGTCTGCACGGCACTGGTTGCCGCTGCCACTGGTGGGGCGATCGCAGGGGTAGTTGGGCGAGGTGACCCCGGCGGCATTTGGTCGCGTGATGTCACAGCGCCAACGCCGGTCTCGACGCTTGATTCGTGCAGCGTCTTCGTGAGCCGTGCGACTGCCGCTCGTGTCCAGGTCAGTTTCGACGAGAAGACATTTGATTGGTTCCACTGCTGCGTCGAAGATTTTTGCCTGCAAGCGGCTGCGGCAGGGCTGCCCGTTCTCGTCGTCCCTGGATGGGCGGACCATCCGAACCCATGTATGTCGAGTCGGAATGGATGGCCAGTGAATGAACATCGACTGTACAAAGAGAAGCTGGAACGGAAGTGGGCTGGCACGCCGTTCCTTACGACGTAAGAGGAGATGCTCAATGAGAAAGCTAGCAGTGTGGGTCCTTGCGACTCTCCTTCTGTTTGCCGTTCGCCCGGTCCTGGCGGATGGGCCAACTGGACAGTACACCCCAGTTAACCAATATGTCTCGGCGACATATCCGAACACTGCGACGGTGACGATTCCTGGCGTGAGCGGACAACGTGTTCGGATCTACAATGTTACCGTCGTCTGTTACAATGCGAATTCGGTTGTCGTCCCAACAGTGCGCGTCATTGATGGGACGGCACTTGTGTTTGCAACACCAGGGCAGACGTACAGCAACATTACGTATCCCGTTGGACAGTACAAGTGGAATCCGCCACTGACGCTCTCTGTCGGGGCAACTGCGACAATCTTGGGCAACTATGGTGCGGGGTGTGGGACAACGACGGATCTCATTGTCCAGGCAGATCAGTTCTAGGCCATGTCCACTGACCCGCGGCATCCGGTCTTGATTCTCGGCGCGAGTGGGATCGTCGGGCAGACGCTCCGTCGATTTGAACCCCCGGACCGCGCTTGCCTGTACATGACCGGCCATCAGCGTCTCCCGTGGGCGGAGTGCCAGCCGCTGGACGATCCCATCGCAGTGCGGAGTCTCCTGGATGCCGCGACCCCGAGCGTGATTCTCAACCTCGCGGGGGAGAACCGCCCGGACGTGGTGGAGCAGGACCCGTCCACCTATCAGTTCATCAACGTGGAGCTGCCCCGCGTCCTGGCCGAGTGGGCGGAGGTGAACAGCGCCTGGTACGTGCACGTCAGTACGCAGGGGGTCTTCGGTGGCCGCCACGCTCCGTACCGGGCGCTGACCCCATGGCAGCTCCTGGATCTCGCCGACCCACCGGTGAACGCCTACGGGCGACAGAAGCTCCAGGCGGAGCTGCTCGTCTCGCAGTTCGAGCGGACGATCATCACGCGTCTGACGTTCGTCCTCGGCATCCGCCCGTTCCCGTCCGTGGGGCGTGAGAACCCCCTGGAGTCCTGGTGTCGGCGGTATGGGGCACTCCAACACGAGGTCGTTGACCGGTGGTTCTCCCCCTGCTTCGCCGCAGACGCAGCGCGGGCGTTCTGGGAGCTGCTCGCCACGCTCGATCCGCTCCCCCCCGTGCTGGAGCGGTATCTCACCCGCCGCCACGTGCTCCACATCGGGCTTCCCCTCCGCGTCAGTCGGCTGATGCTGGCCACCCGTGTGCATGAGCGCCTGGCCAAGGTGCTCTCGCAGGAGCGGGGGGCGCAGATCGTGCTCTCGCTCCATGAAGCTGAGTTTTCAACCCTGGCCCCGCGCCCATGGGAGACGACGTTCGGCCCTGACGCCATTGCGTTCGAGCTGTTCGACGATGCTCTCGGTGAGGCCGTCAACGACTGGAGGTGGCGGATGGATCCACAGAGTCCCAGGGATCGGGCCCTCGAGCTGGCGATGTTCTTCGGGCGTCCTGAAGGGGAGGTCTACGCCGAGCTGCTTCGTGGGTTTGGGTATTTTCATCAGCGCGTGACGGAGGATTTCCGGCGCGCCCTGCCGGGTCCCTATCACGACGATGCCCTGCTCGCCTGGTACCGGGACACCGACCGCTACGTCTGGGAGCTGACGGCGTATCACCTGGACGCCGGGTTCAACTACGCCGGGATGTGCCAGGGGATTGCTGCCCGGCTTGCGGCGGAGCCGGAGCGGATGGTGGGGCGGAATAGCGTTCTCTGCTTGGGGGATGGGATCGGGGACCTGACGCTGGCCTGCCAGGCGGCGGGGCTGACGCCGATCTATCATGATCTGCTCGACTCGGTGACAGCCAGGTTTGCCGCGTTCCGGTTCGCCCGGCGTGGACAGGCCGAGCCACTGATGGTGCTCTCTGATGATTGGCACCCGCCGATGTGGGAGGCCATAGGGCCCGTCCCCGATCACGTTGCCAAAGGCCACGTCGCCGCTGTGGTTGCGCTCGACTTTTTCGAGCACCTCCCGAACGTCGACGAGTGGGTGCAGTGGGTGGCCAGGGTGCTCCACCCCGGTGGCCTGTTTCTCGCGCAGAACGCCTTCGCGATGGGTGACGATGAGCATGGGGGATCGATCCCGCAGCACCTGACGCGCAACAACAAGTACGCCGACGCTGACCCTGATCCGGCAGCCGACGGGCGGGCGCTCTGGGATTCGCTCCTGCTCCAAGCTGGTCTAGAACGGGCTGAGGGTGGGTGGTGGCGGAAGCCATGAGCTGTTGGCGCTGCGTCGTCGCCCGTGTCGTCGGGTGGTACTTCCGGCTCTGGGCCCTGGGGCGCCGGGGATGAGCGTCAGCGTTCTGATTCCGTCGTTCCAGGATGAGCGGCTCACTGCCCTGTTCACCTGTATGGAGGCCCGGGAGCCCGGGTCGGTGGCGAGCGTGATCGTGCTTGATAACGGGCTCACCGGAGAACTCCATCGGCACTGGCCGCAGGCCCGTTACCTCCCGGTCCCTGGCGATCCGTTTGTGGCGGCGCAGGCATTCAACATCGGGTTTGCGGCCGTCCCAGATGATGATGTCGTCGTGATTGGCGATGATTCGGAGATCCTGACGGATCAGTGGCTGCAGCGAATCATGCAACTCTTCGACGACTGGCCGATGGCCTACGGCCTGCTCAGCTTTGCGGAGACGACGACGCCGAGTGTCTACGGGCGCATGCCGCCCCCACTGCACCCCATCGAGATGTCGATGGTGGCGACGGGGAGTAGCATTGCGATTCCACGTCGGATTCTTCGGGAGATCGGCCCCTGGGATGAGACGCTCGTCGGCTACGGCTTTGACGACTTCGACTACGGCCTGCGCCTCCTGCATGCTGGGTATCTGCTCGGCGTCGCTGGGGATGTGGTGTTGCATACCGACGCCCAGGCCACTGGCTGGGTGAAGCGACTCGGGTCCTGGGCCGCCATGCTGGAGAAGCTCGATGTCAACTTTGAGATCTTCCACCAGAAGTGGACTGGGCGCGTCCCGCCCAAACCGTGGGTGGTCGAGCGCCCGGAGACCGATGTCCACTTCAAACGATTCGCCTGTCACTGCCGAGAGGAGCCGTGAGCATGTTCTACATTGGCCGCGACCGCCGGAAGATTGATCATGAGAGTGATGGCCGTCGGCAGGAACGGACATCGCTCCACCTCGTCTTCCCTGGTGGGCAGCTCACCGTGATTTCAGGGTCGCATCTGGTGTGGCTCCTCCTCGGCGTCGTGGGGACGTTGGCCGTCGTCGTGTATGTCCTGTCACGGGTCAGCTGATGAGTACGGATGGCGCGCTCACGCTTCTCGATATCATTCACACGGCCGTGCAGGCACAGCTTCAGGGATGTGCCCCTGAGACCGTGACGATCGCACTGGCGAAGGAGCTGCGTGGCATTGGCTGTGAGGCCCCCCTGATCGAGAGTATCCAGCGGACCGTGAACCAGGTCGTTATGACCGTCCGCGTCTGCGGAGCCCGGCTTGGCCAGACTGCTCCCCCAGCTTGAGACGACGCCGGACCAGGACGGACTCTCTCCGCGCCAGCGGCGGGATCTTGATAACTTTCTCCGGGGACTTGAACTGATCAGACTCGTCTATGGGGAGCCCTTCGAGTTGCCACGAACGCCGAGGCTTCGGGTGGATGTGCAGGCCGTGAAAACGGTCGAGTACGTCGCAGTCAACGACAGGGCAGAAAGTGAGGACGTGACATGACGAATAGCCGACGCCTTGATATCGGAATCGCCGCCTACGGGAAACCGGAACGCCTTGAGCAGGTGGTCAACGCCCTGGCGACAACCATGGCGACGGACTGGCGGTGCCTGATCGTCATCAACGAACACCCAGACAAGGTCAAGCAGCAGGCTATTGAGACGCTCTGCGCCCGGGTACAGTACGAACACAAACACCGTATACACATCGAGCACATGCCACACAATGTCGGCTACGCGGGGGCTGTGAACGTCATTCTCACATGGGCGGAGACAGAATACGTTGCCTATATCGACGACGATGCGATCCCACTGACGTGGGGGTGGGATGAAGCCCTGGCTGGCTTGCTCGACCGCTATCACGAGCTGGGCATGGTGTTCCCGAATGGTGGGGCGGCCCCGATTGGCCGTGGGCCCTATGTTGAGATTCTCTGGGGTGTCGGGTTCTGTTGGATGGTCAATCGCGTTGCCATGCGGGCGACGCTTCCCGTGCAGGGCATCGCCGAGGCCGTACTCAGACCATGGCCATTCGGGCGAGATCAGTACTTCGATGAAACGCTCGGGCATCAAGACGAAGTCGACTTCCAGACACGTCTCCGCCTGGCCGGGTACAAGCTCGGGGCCGATCCTGGTGTGCAGGTCATTCATCATGCAACGGCGACCAACGACCCGGCGAGCCTGGAGCGCATCAGCGCCGGCGTGGTCAACTGGGTGAACAAGTGGACGAAATACTTCGCCGGCCCGCGGGTCACGTATCACAGTGAGAACGTCCTGCGGCACGAGGACTGGCCACCCTCGGCGCTCCACATGGAGCAGTACTTCAAGCAGTTCGTCCCGGAGCTGAACGCGACCCCAGAGGTCATCACGATCAACGGGACCGAGTATGACCTGATCCGGGTGCCGCGGCTCAAGGGGTTCTACCGGCATCGCATCGTTTAGAGAGGAGGTCGCACATGGCGCAGATCGTGCAGCGTGATATTCTCAGTCAACATCCAAGCCAGCCCACTGTCCCGGTGACGGTCGGGATGGACTACACCGTGATCGTGCAGGCGATCGACCTGCTTCGATTCGACCGGAAGACGTTCACGTTACAGAACACGGGGGCGACGGCCCTGAGCGCCTGCCTGGTCGAAGTCTCGCCGAAGGCACCGGGGGAATCCGCGGACGCTGATTACGAGACTGTCGATAGTACGACGTTCGCGACACTTGGGGCTGGGGCGATTCTCTCGTTCCAGGTTGGGATTGACTCACACCGCACGTTCCGCATCCGTGGGAAAGTCGCCGCCGGCTCGACGACGGTGATCCCGTACGTCACGGCCGGGGCGATCTAGAGGAGGATGCGACGATGCCACTCTACTCGTTTACAAATCTTCGCGGTCCGGCCGGACCAGCTGGCGCTACCGGCGCTGCCGGCGCTGCCGGAGCGTCTGGCGTCGTGGACCCGTCGACGACGCTGCAGTTCTACGAGGATTTCGTCTCTGACGGCTTTACGGCTGCCGCGGCAGTTGACGCGCTCAGGTCGTATCAGCACGCCTGGCGCGTGACAACGGATAACCCGCTCGCGGGCTCGAACGTCGGTGGCGTGGTGAGGCTGATCCCGACGTCGAGTACGGCGCCGTACTTGAATCACCTGATGGGCGGCTCTAATAATGGAGCTGGCTGGGTGTCGCCGGGAAAGAACCCTACAATTCGTGTCCGGTATGCGCAGTTCGGCACCGGGGCGGCGACACGGATGGCTGGTTGCCACGTCGCCGCCGGTGGTGGTGTCACGCCAGCTGATGGGATCTTTTGGAAGGCGACGGTGGGCGGCGACATCACTGCCGTCTGCCGGAATAGCAACAGCGAGTCGATACTGAGCATGGCGACCGCGGCTGCGAACGGCGTCTTCCACGAGCTCAAGGCAGTGGTGACGGGAGATGGAACCAGCGTTGAGTTCTTCATCGATGATGTCTCGAAGGGAAGTATCGTGACGAACATTCCGTCGGCCGCCCTCAAGCCGGTTGCGGGGAGTTCTAACACGACGGGCGTGACTGACGGCATAGACGTCGACTATTTCCACATTACACAGACGCGATAGGAGGCGACACATGAAGCTCGAACGCAATCAACTGGTGCAGGTATCGAACGGGCAGGTCGGGCGCGTGCTGGCCGAGCGTGGTGGGCCGGACTACTACACTGTCCTCATCGATGGCGTCGAGACCGGCCCGTGGTATCAGGGGGATCTCGCCCTGCTCAGCGAGCAGGAGCCAGCGGCAGCCCCTACAGCGCCCCCGGACGGTGGGCCTGCCGAGGTTCTGGATCAGATACCAGAGATGGGGGAGTCGGGAGAGGGCCCGCTGCAGTCCGATGACGTCATGCTTCCCGATGTCGCAGACGACCAGGATGCCCAGTTCGGGGCGGAAGGCGCGCCCGCGTGATGGGGACGTACGCCCGGGGGCAGGTCGCCTGCATGATGCGCATCCGGAACGAGGCGCGCTGGATTCGCTCGATTCTCGAACGGGCGTTCCACCTCGTCGGGTCGATCGTAGTGCTCGACGACGGGAGCGACGATGAGACGATCCTGGAGTGCCTGCGCGCGGTCTATCAGGACGACGCTCTGGCGCAGGAGGCATACGAAGGGACCCGTGACGCCCTCAGCACCACTGGCTACTACGTCTGGGATGTGACACAGACGGCGGCGAACGTCCGTGATGTCGAGTTGACGCCCGCGGCGCGGGTGCTCCATGTCCTCCAGTCCCCATTCCGCCCGGCGACGGCGCGCCCGACGCAGGCGGTGAGTGAGATCAGGGACAAGAACTTCCTCTGGGAGTACTGCAAGGCCAACGTTCCGTTCTTGCACATGCTCTGCCTGGACGGGGATGAGCTGCCATCCCGGCGCTTCATGCGGCAGTTCGGCCAGGCGATTGCCGCCCTGGAACGACAGGTCGACATCATGCACATCCCGTTCGTCTATCTCTGGGACGCCCCCGGGCAGATCCGGATGGACGGCATCTATGGGCTGGCGGATGATGCGCTCCCACGCCTCCGGTTCCCACGCCTGTTCTCGATCGCTCGTGTGTCGAGCGAGCAGCTCCACATCATGCGGTTCTCGTGGGAAGGGAGCAAGGGTGGGTTCCATTGCGGGAGCATCCCGCGTGAGAACTTCCGCCCGAATGGGGTGGACCCAGTGGCGGCGATCTACGCGCAGCCGCTCATTCACTTCGGCTACTGGGATGGCGAGGATCGACAGCGGAAGTTCGAGTTTTACAACCGCATTGATCCTGGCAATACATTCGAAGGCGAGTACCGGCACATCATCGGGCAGCCCAATCAACACGCCCCCGGGCCGGTTGTGCTCGTCCCATGGGAGGATCAGGAGTAAGGGGAATGCCAGTGACACATGAACAGATCATGATGGTGATGCACGCGGCGCTTCAGGAGAGTGAGAGCATGCTGCTTACGCCCACCGAGCGGGCGCGGTATCTCGCGAACCGGCTCTGGATTCGTCTGACACTGGAGACACCACGGCGCTGGCCGTGGTTCCTGCTCGGTGTCGCATTCGGTGGAGCGCTGGCATGGGCGCAATGTTAACATGGTACACCTGAACAGACTGGAGAGCGAGATCGCATGACGCAGATTATCGGGCAAGAGCAAGTGGTCATAGGGGCATCCCAGGACCCCGTGGAGGGGGAAACCCACCCCTTGGAGGGCAAAGTCTCAGCTGGGGGGCAGCAGGGAGCACAGGCGGGGGTTCTCCGGCCCCTGGCGGTCCTGATTCCGAGCTGTACGGGGGCCTTTTTGGCGACCTGCCTGACCAGTCTGGAGAAGTCCAGTCCAGGCTCCCTTGCCAGCGTCATCGTCGGAGATAACGGCTTGGAGCCTGACGTCCGCATCGACTTCCCACAGGTAACATACGTTGACATCCCGAAGCCGTTCGTGTTTGCCCGAGCGATCAACCTCATGGCCGCCGCCGCGCCACCGGACGCGGATCTCTTCGTCCTCAATGACGATACGGAGATGCAGACGCCCGAGTGGCAGGCGAGGGTCTGCTATCTCATGGATCTTGCTCGTGAACTCAAGTTCGGGCTCCTCGCCTGTGGCATTGTTGGCGGGGTTGGGAACGACGAGCAACGGGCGGAGCGCCTCCCTGTCGGGGGGATTACCGAGTGTACGCGGACGGTCTGCTTCATTGCCGTCGGCATTCCCCGTGAGATCTGGAATCGCGTCGGCCCACTCGACGAACGGTTTGTCGGGTACGGGTTTGACGATGACGATTACAACCGTCGCGTCAAGGCGGCCGGGTTCAAGTGCGGGGCGACGTCGGCCGTGATCGTCGCGCATGGGCGGGCCGGGTTCCCACACAGCTCGAGCTACATGCGCTTGCTCGGGTCGCAAGAGTGGGACCGCCAGTACAAGCTGAACGGGCAGATCTTCCAGGCCAAGTACGGACAGCAGAGTCTCCGGAATCGGTTCTGTCTGAATATCGGCTGTGGCGATCAGCCACGCTCGAGTGAAGGGATGGATCGCTGGCTCAACCTGAATCTGACGCCCGGGCCCGGTGTGGATGTCGTCCGGGATATCCGACGGGGACTCCCGTTCAACGATGAGACGTTCGATCACGTCCTGCTGGACAACGTGCTTGAACACTTTGTCAGCGAGGACGTGATCTTTATCATCAACGAAATCGACCGCGTGCTCAAGGTCGGTGGCCTGGCCGAGATCATTGTCCCCCATGCGCACGCGCTGGGGGCGATTCACGATCCGACACACAAGAGTCTCTTCGTCGCTCGCTCCGCGCTCTACTGGAATCAGATCCAGTCGAAGTACGGCGGCCGGTTCGTCGGGATCACAGCGAACCTGGTCGCACGGAACGAACAGGACATTGCTACGTTTGGCGACCCGGAGAGCGAACTCTTCATCCGCTTCCTGCTGACGAAGATCCCCTATACGCCGCAGGTCGGCGGCACCGACAGGAGCTGACATGCAAGTCGTCGAGAGTGCGTACAAGCCCGTGGCGGTCTGCATCCCCAGCGGGGGGATGACGCGGTATCTGCTCTTCGAGACGTCCCTGGAAGGGCTCTGCGTCCCGGACAAGACATGCATCTACCGGATCGCCTCGGCGTCCCCAGCGAAGAACAGGAACGACGCCGTGCGACTTGCCGGGCCGGAAGTCTCCCACTTCTTCTTCATGGATGACGACCATCACTTCGACATGGATCTCGTCCTCCGGCTCCTGCGCTGGAACGTCCCCGTCGTCGGCGCCCTGGTCTCATTCTCCAAACCCCCGTTCCACCCGGTGCTCTTCAAGGGCGAGACGCACGAGAACGGGCGGAAACAGTTCATCTCGATTCCCTGGTCAGAGCTGGACGGGCGGCTGGGGCTCTACCCCGTCTTTGCGGCGGCGGGGGCGGGGATTCTGGTCCGGCGCGATGTCTTCGAGAAAATTCCTGATCCTTGGTTTGCACTCGGGCGATACACGGCCGATGAGTGTGCCGAGGATATGTACTTCTACGAGCAGTGCCGCAATGCCGGATTCCCGATCTATGTCGACCTTGATTCCCCCGTCGGGCACTTCGCCCCCGTGGCGGCCTGGCCAGTGCGACGCGAGGATGGGAAGTGGACGATCGAGTTGATGTGGGAGACCGGCAAGCGGCTTCGGCTCGGACGCAGCGATCAACCGATTGTTGGCGGTGAGCTGATTCAGGGGCCAGTCGTCTCGGCATCGTCCCCGCGGCGATCGGCACCACTCCCGATGCCCAGGATTGGGGGCTGATGCGTTACCAGACGGGCGTCCGGTATATCGAGAAGGCGCCTGATCCGGCGTTGGTTGAGGCGTCGCTCGCCCAACTCGAGCATCAGGAAGCGCAGCTGGTTGACTGGATGCAGTCGCCGGTCCATTATACTTGCGATGCGCTCCTGGCGCAACCTGATCCATGGCAGTGTGATGTCATGGATGCCATCACTGAAGAAGATAGCGTCGCGATCCGTGCCTGCCACGGGGTGGGGAAGACGGCCCTGCTGGCCTGGATCATCGAGTGGTTCACGACGACGCGGCCGTTCCCGAAGGTCCCGACGACGGCGCCGACGTTCAACAAGCAGGTCCGCGATGTGCTCTGGGCGGAAATCGCCCGCTGGTGGCGCTCAGGGAAACAGAACCCCGACGCGGCGTGGCTGTTCAGGCAGTTCGAGCTGGTGACGACACGGCTCTATCACAAGGCGAATCACAACGAGTGGTTCGCGGTCGGGATTGCGTCGAGTGAACCCCTGAACATCGAGGGGTATCACAGTCCGCACCTCCTGGCTGTCTTCGATGAAGCCAAGGGGATCAAACACCCGATTTGGGATTCCGTCCAGGGCATGCGGACGACGCAAGAGGCCAAGCTGCTCGTCGCCTCCACGCCTGGGGGCCTGAGCGGGGAGTTCTACAAGGTCTTCACGAAGTTCCGGACGACCTGGAAGGCGACCTTCGTCATTCACCCGATTCAGCTGAAGGCGAAGCTCAAGCGCCCGGAAGCCCCACCACACTCACTGCACGGGACGTACTACTCGGCCCGCGTCCGCGATCAGTTCCTCCGTGAAGGGGCGGAGCGCTGGGGGGTGGATTCTCCGGTCTACATCGCCCGCTGTATTGGGGATTTCCCATCGGTTGAAGGGGACGTCCTGATCCCGTTCGGGTGGCTCTCTGACGCTGAAGATCTGGAGAGCGGGATGCCGGGGGATCTGATGGTGGTCAGTTGCGACGTCGCCCGGTATGGCCGCGACCGCACGGTGATTCTCTGCGGTCGCGGTGGGACGATTACCTACGCCGAGACGATCGCCCGGACCCCGGCGGAGTCGCTCTCCCCTGATGCGACGGAGGCGAACATCGGGAGCAGCGCCCGGCACCCGCGGTATCGGTCAGTAGATGCGACGGCGGATGCCTGTCAACGGATTCGCATGCAGCAGGGGGCGGATGTGATCGTCATCGACGACACCGGTGTCGGTGGCGGGGTGGTTGATATTCTCAAGCGCAGGGGGGAGCGGGTCATCCCGATCAACTTCGGGGCGGCGCCGACCGATCGCGCCAAGACTGCCGATGAGCGGGAGCGCCGCGCCCGGAAGCACCTCCTCGATACGAAGTACGTCAATCTCAAGGCCGAGATGGGGTGGATCCTTCGGCGGGCGTTCGAGCAAGGGTTCATCGCGCTCGGACAGCTCTATGATCCTGATGGGGCCGGGCGCAGTACGCGAGATGCCCTGATGGCCCAGACCTCGATGGTCAAGTACGAGATGGATGCCGTCGGGCGCATCCGGATCATCGACCCCGATGAACAGGATGAGTACGCCTCGGCGGCCGGGAATATCGAAGGCAAGAAGAGCCCGGATCACTTTCACAGCTTGCTGATGTACTGGTGGGTGGCCAGTGGGGCGGGCAAGGCCCTCCGCCCGATGGCCGGGAAGCCCGAGAACATCCCGGCCGGGATCAAGCGTCTCGGGAATGAGGATGGCAAGAGCTGGGGGGGTGGCCGGGCGGGTGTTGGACAACAGATTCCACATAGCGGGCGTCCCACGGTTGGGGGACAGGCCGGCTGGGTGCGCACCCGGTATCGCTGAACAGAGAGAAGGAGGTCGCATGACCGAAATCAAAGACGACGATCTTGGCGACTTTGTCGATGAGTCTGCTCGCCAGGCGATCAGCGGCACCCCGGCGATCGAGCGCCTCAGTACACGTGAGATTGTGCACCGGGTGAAACCCTACGGGCGCTGGGCGAACAGGGTACAGTACGATCCTGATGCCGGGACACGGGCGGCCGATTACATGGTCAGTGCGCCGGAATATGCCAAGCGCTTCGTGATTGCTGCGAACCCAGACGATCCGAAGCTTGAAGTGACGATCCCCGGGCAGCAGACGTTCCGCGCTGTTGAGTGCGAAGGTGTTGTGCTCCAGCCGATTCAGGAGAGTCGCCGGTGGAAGCCTATCCCGATCAAGAACAAGGCCGAGCTGCAAGCCTTTCACGAGAGTGCGGATGGGAAGCAGAAACGGATGATGGAGCAGTTCGGTCTGGACTTCTCTGGTGACGACCCGATGGGAGGGAGTCAGGACGCCACGCGTCTGATCGATACGGAGTTCGTCCCGATCATGGCCGGGCCATTCTTCAAGCAGCTCTATATCTACGATTACCTGCTCATGCACGCCCGGGCGTTCGAGATGACGAATCACAGTGCCCTGGCGGCCGGGGCGATCAAGATCATGCAACGGTTCGTGCTCGGGCGTGGTGTCAACTTCAACATCAAGCACGACAAGGCGAAGGCCGAGTGGGATGAGTTTTGGGTCCGGAACAAGATGCGGGACAAGATTCGCCTGATGGCGCGGGACCTGCCCTGGCAGGGAGAGCTGATGCTCCGCTTCTTCGAGCGGGCGAAGGGCTACGTCCGCCTGACTGTGCTCGATCCGTCGACCTGTTGGGAAGTTGTCACCGATCCCGAAGACATCGAACATGTGTTCTACTATCACTTTCAGTACCCGACGCCCTATCAGCTCTGGGTGTCGGGGCAGATCCCAGTGGCGAAGTACATCATCCAGCAAGTCCCGCCGACTAACATCCTGCATCTGAAGATCAACGTCTCGAGCCAGGAGAAACGTGGCCGGAGCGATCTTCTGGCAGCAATGCCGTGGATCAAACGCTTCAATGATTTCTACAACGGGCAGACCATCAAGGCCGTGCTCGAAGCAAACTTGGTCTTCAAGATCAAGATCAAAGGGGATCAGGCCGATGTTGATGCCTTCCTGAGCAACGCTGCTCTGACCGAGTTGCCCCCACCCGGCGGGACATGGATTGAGAACGAGGCCGTGGAGCTGCAAGCGACGTCGGCACAGCTGACAGCCGGGCGTGGGGCGTCGGGAATTGGGCAACAGATCGGGAACATTGTCGCAGCGTCCCTGAACCTGCCCGGTGAGTATTTCAACATCGAAAGCACCGGTCCTGCCCGGGCGACGGCGCTGGTCAAGACCGATCCGGCCGTGAAGACGATTGAGGATCGGCAGCAGCTCCTGCAGGAGACCATCGAAGCGGTGTATGACTACGTCATGGCTGATGCCCTGGCCGCGGGGCGTCTTGATCGGGGGGCGATCAAACACGACCCTGAGCGGGTAGACGATCCCTCACAGGTGGAGGATGATGATGATGAAGCGACACCAGGGAGACGGACAGTGCTCCTCCGTCCGGCGCGTCGATGAGTGAGCTGTCCGGCGGAGGAGTGGCTCACGCTGAGTGATCTTGAGCTGGATCTCGAACTCCTTGACGATGCTGCGATTGAAGAAGCCGATGATCTTGAGTGGTCTCCTGTCCCACTCAAGACCGCTCGGGCGTGGTTGAAGGCGAATCCCGATGCCGCGTTTCAGATGAACTTCCCGACGGTCTATGAAGAAGATCGCTCGATCAAGCTGAAAGATATCGCCACGGCGCAGGGGTTGGACTACATCAGTCGTCAGCGGGCGGCAACGCAGGCGGCACAGGAGTTGGGGTTCGAGGATTACGAGTTCGCCAAGGAAATGCACGACATCGCCGAAGAGCAGAAGGTCCTCCCACAGGCAGGTGGGATCGGGGCAGGTGATGATGTTGCCCGTTCCGTCATCAGTCCACCATCTGATGTCGGGGCCCAGCCCCCCGGCGTGCCACGTGAGCCTGGAGGCCCGGTGACGGCAGAGTTTGGAGCGGGGGTTGATGCCGCCAAGCCCAAGCGGGATGCGCTCTCGGCACCCGTCCAACATGCATTCCGCAAACAGCAGAAGGAGACGCAGCGGCTCGCACTGCTTGTGACGCACCTCATCGAGACGCAGCGGGAGATGCTTGCTCGTCTCTCAGCGAAATAATCTGATGCGCGAAGCCGCCTACGACGCCGCACTTGGTCGGGCGAACGATCGGGTGCGCGACTGGCTCCAGCGCCGCCTGGATGACGACGCCCTCGAGATTGCCCAGCTCTACCGCGGGCAGCGGGACAAGCTGGTGCAGAAGCTGCGCGGGTTGTACGATGTCTATCTGGCCGATGAGCCGACATATATCAAGGCGCGGACGACTGGGGCGATTCGTCAGCTCAATGCGACAATTGATGATACGGTGAGTGATCTCACCGATCGCATCGGGCGCCGCGCAGTGGATCGCCTCCAGGACACGCTCGGATTGCAGGGGCAACAGCTCCGACGCCTGACCGGGAAAACGATCGGGATTGAATTTGTCGATCTGCCCGTCGCCGCGCAGGCCGTCCTTGGTGAGCTGACCACCAGTGTCGTCGGGGGTGGGACATTTTTCGATCACCTCTTCAATGTCTCTGATAGCTTCAAGCACAAGCTGGTTGCCGATGTGCGTGGGGGTCTGCTCGGAGGCGAATCATTTGAAGATGTCCGGACGCGCCTCCTCCGGTCATTTGGCGTCGACAAGCTGACCGACCCATCAGGCTCGGCCTACGGGTCGGTGAAGGTCTACAAGAACGAGGCCAGACGGCAGTGGAATCTTCTCATGGGGCAGCAGGCCGAACAGACCGGGAGCCTCTCGGTCTGGTGGGCGATCCTTGATGAGCGGCTCACCCCTGGCTGCGCGGCGCGGCATGGGTATGCGATTAACGAGCTTGATGGTGAACTGCCACCTCGCCACTTCAACTGTCGATGTGTCCCAGCCGTGTTTCCGGCTGGGACCGATCTGCGTCCGTTTCAAGCCGAGGGGATGGCCTGGCTCAGGGCGCATGGGTATACGCGACGCCGGGCGATGCTGATGGAAGCTGACATTGGGTGGGGCTGGGGGCATGAGATCCTCCAGCCATTGCGCTATGTCAAACGTGATGAGGACCCGGAAGGGACGACGTATATCGCACTCCCATGGCGTGAGCTGCCACAGCTGGCGCGCCTTCAGACGGATGGTTGGGGAAGTTTTGAGCGTGCCATAGCGCATGATCGTCCTGATACCGTGCTTCTGCGTCGGCGTCAGGCGACGACGGAAGTCAAGATGTGGCGGGGCTGGCGCGCCGTCAATGTCAAGACGCATCCGATTGAAGTCGCCTCCGGATGGGTCGATGATAGCGCGGTCGTGCAGCCGCCCTGGACCCCACCGATGCAACGGTTGCCCTGGGAGATTATCGAACGTTGGCCGGCCCTGCGAGGCTTTACGTTCCCAGTGCTTCCGTCCTATGCGATGGCGTTGCTCTCCCGTGTCGATGCTGAGCGCTACTCGATAGGGGCCATTGATCCAGGGGAGTTTCCTGGGGCGCTGCTGACTGGGACGGATTTCGCGGCATTGTCGATGACATTGTTCTGGCGGCAAGGGCATCCCCCTGATCCGTACCTCCTGCTTGGGATCGGTCCCGTCCTGAGTGATCCACAAGTGCTCATCTCAATTACAACGGGGACAATCCTCTACAGTACGGAAGCCTTTGACACTGCGATCACGCCTGCGTATACCCGTGTCGCCGTCGCCGTGCTTGCGTCGGATGGTCGGATCTGGGCCGTACGGCCCCGCGGCCATGCATTCTGGGTGCTCCCTGGTGGGCACATCGATCCTGGCGAACGTCCCCGCGATGCCGCCGTCCGTGAGATGAGAGAAGAGACAGGGCTTCCGACGCGGCTCGTCCGGCGGCTCGGGGTGCTCTATCGCCCGTGGAGCGCGACGATCGTCTTTCTTGCCCTGGCAATGGGGGCGCCCGATGTCCCGTCGACAACTGATGAGGTCGATG